GTCGCGCTGGCCCGCAGCGAGCGATGGCGTACTGTCTACGTCGATGATGAATGAAGCGTTCTGCGCGTTCACGTCAGCATCAAGCGCCGCCGAGAACAGACTCACCGCATTTTTCTGCACGTCGGCGGTGATTGTCCCCGTGGTGATCGTCAGGTTGCGCCCGTCGATCACGACTGCCTCCACACGCCCCTTGTAGGGCGCGAGGAAGCTGCACTCCGTGCGCGCGGCCTGAGCCGCATTCACCCGCTCGTTGACGAGCGGCCACACGTCGTAGAAGCCTGCGATGGGAGCGTGCCCGGACGTGAGCTTGCTCTGTCCACGCACCGCTGCCGGAGTCTGGATGAACATGTGCTCAGTGAAGTAGCCCGTGACCCACGCGACTGCGGTGCCCGCTGGAATCGCACCGGCACCATCCGTATCCGCGTAGAGGTCCAGACAAGCAGCGATGGGGATGTCACGCGCCGTCTGCACAAGGTTGCCCGGGGTGACAACCTTCGGCGTGCCTGACGAGACAACCGTTGCAGCCGAGATGTCCGTCGTCACTCCCGCGCGGTCGGTGTATGACACACGCAGGTTCGCCACCGCAGTCGTGCCGGTGGCATCGAATCCCACCTGACTCACACGAAACGGCATCGGCATGGGAATGCGATCAACGAGGAGTGGAGTCGCCTGCCCCGCGCCGACCACCGTCCGCGACACGAGTCGAATCGTGACGTAGTTGCCGATCACTGCGCCAGCAGCGTACTTTCGTGTATTTCCGCCGTCTGCGATTGAGACGGTCTGAGGGAAGTGTGTACGAGACATTCACGCCTCCACGGCCCACAAGGGGCGGGTACAGCGTGGGGGCGATTGCTCGCCCCCATGCTTGGTTCTCTTACACACCCGGGGAGCCGATGACTCCGCGCCAGTCGCCGAAGCCGAGCGTGAACCTGAGTGCGACGGTGTTGACCATCGACTTCGTGGCCTTGTCGTCGTACGAGTCCATGACCGGCGGCGTACGCATGAAGAAGTTCAGGTCGTGGTTCTCCGCGAGGATGAGCCAGCGATCCGAGTCCGTTGCGTACGTCAGCACGACCGGAGTGATGATCCCCTTGAGCACGTTCTTGGTGTTGTCCGCAGTGAACGGCTTGCCCTCGGACTCCAGAATCTCCTTGATGAGAAACATGTTGTCCGAGTGAAGCACGAGCTTCTGCGGGCGACCCATGAACACGCGGTTGTCGGACGCGTCCTTCACCTGACGGAACTGAATCAGCGCGGTCTGGAGCACAGACTCACTGATGTCAGCCAGCAGGCGATTGTCCGCGTACGACAGCGTGGCGGTGCCGTCGAGGTTCGTGTGCGTGTCGTGCAGCAGCGCCAGCGTGTCGAAGCCGGTGAACGGGGAACTGTCACCCGAGTCAGCGCGGTTGAACAGCCCCGCGCCCTCGATGTTCAGCGTCTCGTTCGCAGCGTCTCCGAGCGAAGACATGGCGTGCTTGATGAAACCATAGAGTTCGTCGTCCTCAGCCTCCCACGACACGCGAATCCCGCCCGCGAAGGCGACGTGCGTGTAGGTCTTCTGACGACCGACGCGCGGATCGAACATCGTGATCGGCGCGTTCTCGGCCTTGATGGTCAGCGAGCCGATGCCCGCGACCTCACGGTCGAACTCGTAGTTCTTCTTGCTGGTGTTCATGTTCAGGTAGTCCTTGAACTCCAGCGGATACCGACGGAATCGGTCTCCGACGAGTTTTCGGATACCCTCGACCAGCAACGGGGTGACTGTGCCAGTGTTGATAGCCATTTAGGGGCCTCCTATTACGTGGTCGTTCCGGTGAACGCCTGAAGGATGAACGTCGAGGTTCCGGCGGTCTGTAGGAACGAACAGTAGACCGGCCCGCCAGCAGTGGCGCGCAGGATACCCGTCGAGTCGTACTCCGCAGAGCCCATGACCGTGACGCGGAGGTTGTTCGCGGAGGTCGTGGAGTCGATCTGCCAGTTGCCCGCAGCCGTCTTCACGATTTCGTACGACACACCCACGTCGGTCACAGCGAAGGTCTTGGCCGCGACGAAGTTCGCCATGAACACATCGCCCGGGCGGATGACCTGAACGGGAATGAGGGTATTCGTCACACCCGTCTTGTCTTTCTTCGCAACGCCGAGGATCTTCGTCGGGTCAGCGCCGCAGATGTCGATCACGCCCGAGGCGAGGAACACGAGGTCGTCGGTGATGAATGTGGCCGACGCCTTCTCCTGAAAGTGCAGGACAAGGCCCTCATCTCCCTGATACGCGGGCACGTACTTGAAACTGGTGACTTTGATAGCCATGTAGGGGCCTCCTTACTTGGTGGCTGTTACTTCTGCGACCTGTCGTTTCTCGACAAGATCCTGCTTGGCACCGCCATCGCCGAGGAAGGGCACGACCTTCCCTTTGCTGCGGTCCTTGGTGTCCGCCACGATGGACTCCATCGCAGCCTTTGCGGACTGCGAACGGGCGGCGGTGTCAGAACTGATCTTGCGCCTGATGGCGAGTGCTCGACGAATCGGCATGCGCCAGAGTTCGAGGTCGTCCCACGTGGCACGACCGGACGCGCCGATGAGATGTCCAAGTCCGAGAGAGGCCAGCACAGCCTTGTCGTCCACCGGAGTCCAGCCCTTCAGCAGCTTGAGATGCTGGTTGCGCGGACTCTTGCGAATCCACTTGTGGCGATGCTCCGGGTCACGCTTCTGTGCGTCCTTCATGAAGTTGGAGAAGCCTGTACGGTAAAACGTCGGCAGGTCTTCCTCTCCGTCGATGACTGCTTTCACGTCGATGTCGCTCATGGTTTACCTCGGTTCCGGGAAGCCGATGTCGCCGAAGGTGCAGATCGGCATTCCACCGATGCGCTTCAGCCCATCTTCGCCGTACTTCTTCGTGTTCTGCTGCATCTCGTAACGCTGCTTCTTGAGGTCCGCCTCGGTCATGTCAAAGACATCCCGGACGAAATCAACCTCACGACGCTCCACCGGGACAGCACGAATCTCGTCCTCGACCGAGCGGTTGGGCGCAGGCGTTGACACAACCGGGCCATTGTACACTCCCTCTGCGGAAGGCAGCGGGGCAACGATGACCGGAGCGGGCGCAGCGGGGGCAGCGGGCGCTTTCGGGGCTGGTGCGGGTGCAGGCGCATTCGGCGCTGGAGCATCCGGCATGAGGAGCGCCGGGTCGTTCTCTGCGGCGACGAGCTTCACGATGGAGTCATAGCCCTTCTCCGCGAGGTACGCGTCGTTGATGCCCAGTTCACGAATCTTCGCCTCGACTTCCTTGCCGTACTTCTTGAGCACCTTCCCGAGCATCGGGTCACGCTCGGCGTTCTTGCGCTGGAGGTTGGCGTTCTGCGCGAGCAGCGACATGAACGCGGGGGCCTCGACACGCTTGATGTGCTCGGTGATGGCAGCGCCGACGCCGCGCTCGTCCGCGATCTTCGTCAGTTCCGCCTCGGTGAGGGGGGCTGCGGCAACCGGCTGCACGACCTGCGGGGCGCTCACTCGGTCGGACGCCTCGCGCAGACGCAGAGTACCCGACTCGATCTGCTTGGCGAGCGAGTCGATCTGCGTGCTCAGGTTGTCAGCCGCCTTCGCAGTCGCAGCCGCATTGTCTGCGGCAACCTGTTCTGGCGTTGGGACATTCGGTTCAGTCATTCTCTGTCTCCTTCTCTCACCTGCCCCGAGTATACCATAAACCCGGGGAAGTGGTGCAATTAGTACCCGTACCTCGGCTTGCGTCGGGGCGGCGCGAACTGCGTCGGAACCGGTCTGCCTTCGGCGTGGGCAAGCAGAGCGGCTACAAGTGTAAGATCATCAACAAGTTGCTGACGTCCGGCCTTCATCTCAGGGAACTCTGCCGTGGGGGCGCGCGGGCTCCAGACACGCTCGTACTCGTCTAGCTGCTCCTCCAGCACCCACAGCACCCGCTTGTACGCCTCAATCGCCGACGTCTCTCCGGCGACCGTGGCTACAGCTTCCTTGACGCGATCTTCGAGGGCTTTCATTTACATGCCCATCCCCATCATCCCTGCACCGGGCGGGCCTTGCGGCTGTCCGGGTTCAGAAGGCGCTCCCTCGGGGGTTGAAGGAGCGCCTCCCTCGGGAGGAACGGGGGCGGGCATTGGGGGCGTTTTCTCTAGCATCGCGGCGATGTCCGGGACAAGTGAGGCGGCGTCCGGGGTGTTCGCCATTTCGACGATGCGCTTCATCTGCTCCTGTGCAGCCTTGAGGATGCTCAGGAGGATTTCCTTCGCAGTCGCGGCGACCATCGGGTCCGCCTGAGACTGGATGTACAGTTGCACGAGTGCGACGGCCTTCTCGTACCACGCGAAGAGCATCTGCGCTACGGCCATCGCGTTCTGGCGCTCTAGTTCGACCGAGCGGGTGCTGGACGATGCGGTGAGCTTCAGACGGAGAAGCTCGTGCAGGTTCGCGCGCTCGTTGTACGACTTCTCCACGATGGTACGGAGCAGCGTGCCACGCTCCTGCCCGAGGATGCGGATGAACACGCCCGGGTCGTGCTGGTAGTAGAGGAGGAACGCACGCGACATGAGCCTGCCGACCGTGTTGCGCAGGCGGTCGATCAACTCGTCGATGAGTTCGCCTCCGACCTGCGCGACCTGCAAGCCGAGTGTGGCGGGTGTGCGCTTCGTGCTCTGCACGTCGCCGAGCCTGCTCGCCCCGATACGCGTGAGGCGCTCGATGATGCTCTGGAAGAACGCGATCATCGTGAAGCTGGTGTCGCTCGGGTCGGGAATCTTGAGCACCGCGATTTCGTCCTTGCTCTCCTTGTACGGGAGTGCAAGGCCGGGCGCGAAGCCGTCTGCGAGGACGCTACCCGCTGACGAGTCCTCCGGGTAGAGGATGACTGGAGCATTCGCGAGTGTCTGAGAGTCGAAGGTCTGGTTCACCGCTGTGTTGATCGCCTGCACCGGCTGGACGATGGGCTCGATGAAGCCCCTGCCCATGATCGTTCCAGAGCGCGGCCCGGCAACCTCGACGTCGTACGGCTTGTATCCATCGTCGGCCTGCGGGTAGGAGATGCGAAGTACTGCATCCGCCTCCAGCGAGTACGTCACCATGAGGTCGAGGTACGGGTCTTCCGGCTTGGAGTCCTTCGGCTTCCAGAAGAGGTAGAGTTCGTAGACCTTATGCCCGACCTGCTGCGCGGGCGTGATGCCAACCTTCTCCGCGCGGTTCGCGTAGTCTGCACCATGCGCAGTCGTACCCGCCCCGCCCGTCGCCAGCACCTCGTCCACGAAGAGGTACTTCCAGTTCTCCCCGCGCCTGAGTTCGAGCGCACCGTCCGAGAGCACCGTCCAGTTCCCGGTCCACGGCATTTCCTGCACGCTGTTCCACAGCCCCGCAGGCCACACCCACGTGCCAACCGGGACGACGTACATCCTCGGCCCGTTGCGGAGCGTGACCGTGATGTTGCGCCCGCCCTTCGTCTTCACGTTCCGCACGTCACGCTCAATCGTGAGCTTGATCGGCCCGGTACCGGTGATCAGAATCTCTTCAATCCACTCGTCGAACACGCGCTCCAAGTTGAGGAAGTCCGGCTCGCGGGCGAGCTTCTCTGCGAAGTCGGAGGCTGCCATGTTCGCGTCGTGAATCTGTGCGTCGGTGATGCCACAGGCCTCCGCACTCCCAATCTCCGACACGAAGAGGGTCTTCTGTCGCATGATGTTCTGCTTGACGCTGGCCTTCAGTGCGTCGAGGACGATGCGTGGAATGGGCAGGAAGACGTTACTGGCATTCTCCCACGGGAAGTCCTTGGTGTAGGGACGCGGGTCAACGAAGTCGCGCCAGAGCACGAGGTTGTCCCGGAAGCCGGAGGTCTCCGACTCCGCGCGCTGAAGCTCGGTGCGGATGTAGTCGGCGAGACGCCGGACCTCGGAGTACTTCCACTTGATATCGCCATAGTCAACGGTGTCATCGGGAGTGTAACGCGCAGGAGCGGCGTGCGCCAACCCCGGCGCAACCCCGCTCGTCGTGCTCGGGTAGTCGTATGCCATTAGATCGGCCTCCCATGACGTGAGCGTCGTGACTCGGCCATCGCAACTGCGACCGCCTGCTTGTCAGCGCGCTTCTTCCCGAACTTGGCCTTGGTGCGGGCGTAGGTCTTGCCCCCGTGGAATTCTGAGATGTTCTCGCTCACGACTTTCTTGCTGCTTCCTCGCTTGAGCGGCATGTCCGTCCTCCCTGCTCAGTATAGCACTTCTAGTACCCTGTCGGCCCGGTGCGGCGCAGGCGTTCCCTGCTGTGCTCCGCCACTGCCCGGGCGTCTACTCCATGAGTCCGCGCCGCCTGCCACACTCGCGGGCCATTTGAAATGGCATCGAGTAGGTCGTGCTTCGCACCCTTCTTCCCCATGTTGTCGTACTGGAGAATGAAGATGCGATGATCGTCGCGGTAGAAGAAGTTCCCCGACTCGAAGATCGGGATGAGGGCGTACTTGATTCGATCATCCTGCTGCCCCTCGGAGCGCAGGCGTGGCACGGGAATGATGTCGTCCTTGCGAAGCGTGTGGATGCCTCGGGACTTCGCCATCTCGTAGAGCGTGTCGCCAATCGTAGCCTGATACCCGACGCTCTCATAGCCGATCTTCCTCACGTACTTCTGCCATGTGATGAACGCGTCGAGCACGGCGTTCAGGTTCGCCGGGGAGTGGTCGTTCGCCGCGTACTCCTGAATCAGGAACGTGCGAGGCGACCGCTTCTCCCGGGCCAGTACGGCGAAGGAGAACTGTGAGTGGGCGAGAGACTCCTCCACGCTCGGGGCCGGGTCGATGAGGATATACATGTCCGTGTTCCAGAGCGGGATCAACTCCTGCGTACCCCCGCTATGGTTCCGGTTGATGTACCGCTCGTCCCCGCGTGCGATGCCCGCCGTCGCCACGTCCACCCGCTGGTTGAAGCAGATCGCCGCCTCACCGTCCGGGTAGTAGTGCCACCACCACTTCTTCACCCACTCCTTCTTGAACGTGAGCGAGCCTGCATCGACCGGGTTGTTCTCGCACTGGGCCATGTAGATGTACGTCGGCATCGAGCGGCGCGCTTCCTCGACGTCATCCATCGTCGGTGCGCTGCCGTCCGGGCGGAGGAGCGTGAATGCCTCAAGTGGCGGCGTGTGCTGGTGGGAGTCGTAGCTTCCTCGACCGTTCACACAGTCCGCGCAGCCGGTCATCCCGCGCTCCCAAATCTTCACATTGCGGAAGTACTCGTTCTCGGGACGAAGCTGGTCCTGCACGTCTCCCACCCGCCAGAAGTTCCCGACGAAGACGCGGATGCCAGCCTCAGAGCGCGTGAGGTTGTGGCTGAGGTACATCCACGTCACGCACCGCTTGACCTCCGTCTCGGACATCCAGTTCTGCTCGTGGATCGGGTCGTCGATGATGATGACGTCGAAGTGGTACGAGGTCGAGACCGACTCCATGCCGACCGGCGCGAGGCTCGGGTCTCCGCTCTTCGAGGTGCGGTAGAACATGAGTCCGTTGTTGACGCTCCAGAAGTCCGGGCGTGGACGGACCCACTCGAATAGCTCCTGATACGGCCTGCACCCCTCGTAGAGGTCCATGATGTTCTTGATGAACTGCTGAGACGCGATCTGCTTCTTGGGGGCGACGATGCCGATGCGGGTGTTAACGCCCTGTAGGGGCGTACCGGAGATGGGCGGACTAGACCACATCCACAGGCAGCCGGATTTCGTGAAGAGCGTGGTCTTGCCGGACGCACGAGAATCGCGCACGGCCAGTACACCATTCGGAGTAGCGAGGGCAGACTGGTACCACTTCGCTGCCGGGCGGTGGACGCGCTCCTGCAACCTGTCGAAGCCGATGATGTTCTTCGAGAGGAAGAAGAGTCCGCCCTCGGGGTTCCAGCACTCATTCTGGAGTTCCTCCTTGATGCGGTCACTGTGTGCGTAGTCGTGGTGGGTGATCTGCTTCATGTGAGCCACCAGCAGTCATCGTCGTCGTCGTCCCAGTCCTCAATCTCAACCATCAGTCCCCCGAGCAGTTCTCAACAAGCGCCTTGCACCTGTTGCAGACGACCTTGCACTTCACGGCGACTAGATCAGTCGAGCCACAACTCGGGCAGGCTTTCATCCGCCTCCCTCTCGAACGCTGCCCGGAGCAGGCTCGCCACCGGACTCGCCGGTTGCCTCGCCGCCGGGTTGAACGCCGCCTCCACTGTCGCCGCGTCGATCCCAAGGCGCGAGAGCCCGTCCCTCATCTTCGCCAGTGCTGACCGCTCCGTCTCCAGTACCGCCCGCTTCGTCATCCCGAGCGCCTTCGCCACTGCCTCCAGAGACATCGGAGACCTGAAAGCCTCGGGAGGCAGCCGCAACCTCCGCGACCGTGCCCGTGATGCGTACCGTCGCTGTCGTTTCCTTGCCATCTTTGCCCCTCTGCTTGAGTGTCTGCTCGAAGATAGCAGCCAGCGCGTCGCTCGTGCGCCCCTTGCCCATCTTGAGCATGCGTTCCCCCATCTGAATGAAGTCGGTGGCGATCTTGTCGGCGAGTCCCCGGCTGGTTGTGGGGTCAACCATGATGCTGTACTTCTTCTCAATCGCCTGAAGGAGGATTTCCTGACACCTCTCCCGGCTCAGTTCGTCCACTAGACCGAGCAGCATCTCCCGCTTCGAGGCGTAGACGGCCTGAAAGTAGGGCGTGTGGAGGAACCGGTCGAGGGTGTCGGTGCCGATCCCGAGCCTCTTGCCGATGGCGACGTTGCTGTGGCCTGCGAAGACTAGCTGGCAGACCATTTCCGTGAGCCCGGAGCGTTCGATGGTGCTCTCGTGGCCTCGGAGTGAGGCCGGATCGACCGCCGGGAGCACCGGGATCGCCGCAACGAGTGCCGCCGCGACCTGTTCCTTGATGTCTGTCTTCGGTTTCGGTCCTCTCTTGCCCATTTCCCACTCTCCCACACGCATTATAGCACGTCCCGGCCCGCTTGTCAAGCCCCTGCGGCAACCTGCCCCCGGTTTGTGGGGGCAGGAGCACCTATTTTCGCCCCCTGACACGCCCGCAACCCCTTTCCTGCCCACACTTTCCCACGCGCAGCCCCCTAACCCCCCTATTTTCTACAATTTACGAAGACCACCCCCCCCTTTTCCCGATATATGGGCATCCTATACCGGGGGGACCGGGGCGCGGGATGGGGGGCTGGCCGGGGTCGCGCGGGGTTCGTGGGGTTACGCGTGAGGATTCAACGACTTACGCGCGGCGGGACCGCGCGGGCCGGGCCGGTCAAGGGACCGGGCACCCGGGAGGGCACCCGATCCCCGACCTTGACGCGTGCTACTTGCGCGGGGCGGAGGATGCAGCCTTGACGGCAGCGATCCTTGCATCGGCAGCAGCCTTGACCGCTTTCCTGATCGCGTCCGGGTCCGCGTCAAGCGGAAGGGCTGCAATCGTGGCCGGGCGGTTCGGGGTTGCCACGTCTGGCTTGATCGCCATACGGGCGTTTCGGTTCGCCACGCAGATCGCCTTGAGATGCGCGATACCCCCGACCGGATCGATTTCGAGCCCGGCAACAAGGGTTTCGAGCACGTTGATCGCGAGACTCGCGGACGGGCCGCGCGCCATGCGGACCTTGACGACGACGTTTGATTCGAGGGAATGCGCCTTGTTCGTGGACGCGTACTTCGCAAGATCGATCCGTTCCTTGCGCGATTTGCCGTCCTTGACGGTCGTTTCGAATGCGGTCAAGGTCGGTTCGTTCGTGACGACGTGCTCTAGGTGTGTCATTTGCCTGCCTTTCGCGATGTCGCCGGGCGGGATTGCCCAGTGACGGGGAGAGATTACCACGGGCCGGAGCCCCTGTCAAGGGGTATTTTCGACCGACCCCCGACCCGTGGCGAACATTGGAAACCGCTACCCTCGACTGAAAATGGCGCTCACGTGAGGGTGTAGTCTGCCTCACCGACAGGATCGCCATCTTCCGCTTCAACGCTGAGAACCTCACGCTCGTCAACGGAGTAGTCGTCGTCGTTCGCATGAGCAGGGCCTTTGTGAACGACGAGTGACTTGATGTCGTTCTCAGAGGCATTGTCGGGCGCGTCCACCGTGACGGAGTAGTGGACCACTTCCTCGATGTAGACGCGGAGGCGCTTCATGATGCGTCGCGCTTGAAGCCCTCCTGCCCTTCGATGAAGCGCACCACTTCCACGACGCCGTAGTACGCGTCACGAAGGTGATTGATGAAGTGAATGTGAACACGACGCGTTGCCATGTCTGCCTTGTTGGGAGGCGGGAGCGCCGCTTCGATTGTGTCGCCGTCCGATTTGACGCGCGCTTCGCATGCACGGGCGTTCTCCAGCGTGGGCAGGTTGGCGTTGAAGAGAATGCCAACGCGCCAGTACTGCTCGGAGTACACGAGAGCCCGGAGTGGCTCAACGTAGCACCACTTCAGGTCTTGGAGCGGGCCTCCGCCATCCGGGCCGCGCAAGGCGGAGAGGATGTCGTAGACACGGCTGTTGAGGTACGAGACGCGCGTGTCCCCGAGGATGGATGCGGCGATCACTTCACGAACGGTGCGGAAGAGCGGCTTGGACTCATTCATCGACATGCCCTTTCAATGAGTAGGGCGCAGAGGCAGAAGGCCAGTATCGCGACTGGGAGTAATGCCTCTGCGACATGTTTGACGCGACGCACGACGCGCTAACCCTCCTTCCTACGCGCTAGAGCGATTGAGTGATGACAGCGGCAACTTCGAGCGCGTCCTCCTCTGCGAGATGAGCGGTGCATAGCGTGCCGTCAGGCATCGTGACGGTGACGAGTACTTGGGGAGGGCGTGAGTCGCTGAGTGTAAGCGCGAGTTCCACGCCGTCCTTGCCGGTCTTGTGCCAAAGGTCGTACATGAGCCACCTCCGGGACGGCGTGAGACTACGTGGTGGGACGCGACGCCCCGCACTCCTCGGGGTTCTCGATCACGTACCGCTCACGCTCCTCGTAGTGAGCGGCGGCAGCGGGTACGTACTCCTTCGTGACGACCTTGCGCACCTTACAGCGGGCCTCACCACCGGATACGATCACCTTGAGGAGTTTGTTGGTGAGCGCGGCGAATGGCGCGAGGTCGGTGAAGTCGAGCGTGACGGTGTACTTCACCTTGCCGGAGTATGAGTCGAACGACTTCGCGATGGGGTGATCGGTTGCGTTGAGAGCACGCGCGACGTCGAAGGCCAGTGCGCGAGCGTCCACATTGTCAGCGGGAGTGAGGTTGATGGCCTGATCCCACTCGGACGGGAAGACCATGCGAACCTCGGACGCTGCGACCTCTGACGCGATCATCGTGAGCATCGCGCGATAGAGGCGATAGAACGTGATCTTCTTCACGACTTCGGCTTCTGCCTGCGTGAAGACGGTCGCAGGAGGGAGTGGAGAGTCAGACGGGAACGGAACGACGGTTGTGTCCATGTAGTGCCCTCGTGAGAGTGGAGCGTTAAGTGCGCGTGAGACAGCGAGTGGACTAGGTGCGCTTCTTGCTCGGCACGAGGTCGAGCGAGCCGAAGCGCGAGTCGATCCGGTGGAAGGTCGAAGGCTCGAAGGGAATCGCGGATGTCTCGCGTGGAGTGAACTCCGCTCCTGTGAGGATCGCGTAGACCTTCTCCGCGAACCAGAGGCAATCCTCAACCTCTGCGGGAGTGGCAACGCCGCCCCATGTGGGGATGTAGAGTTCGTGGAGCGGCCCACGATCACCCTCGAAGCGTCGCGAGAGCGCCGCGAGGAACCATCCGGCGAATGCTCCTGCCTTCCAGTCGTAGGTGGAGGAGCGCACAGTGTCCCACGACTGCATCCGTTCCTGCGCTGCCTTGCCATCGGCGAGGCAGATGGTGCCGATTGCGCACCCACAGAAGCCGGAGATGATTTCGTGGTTGACTCCGTTGAGCCCGGGGTTGTAGTTCTCGCGGATGATGAAGTTGTGGATCATGCGCGAGGGGTTCGCGGCACGCAGAGCGTCGATGCAGAAGCGCACGAAGACGAGGGGTGGCATCTTCGTGAGGTCTTTCTTCGTCGCGAGGAGACCGGTGTGTGCAGGCGCGGTCTTGCGGGGCTTGCGGGTGGTCTTGCGCGACTTGCGTGTGCCGTGCTTGACTATCATGGTGCGTCCTCCACGGTGGCCGGAGAATTCCGGCAGACCGACAGCATAGCAAAGCGGCCCGGGGTTTGTCAAGGGGTTTTTTCTCACGCCCCCGCACATGGATGGTCGCGTGTGTGCGTACGCGTGCGCATGGAGCGGCAGGTCGGGGACGAAAATCGAAAAAAATTGGCTTGACAAATGCGGAAAACTGTGAACGCCTAGTGCGGCAAGGGTTTGCGGGGGCTTGACTTTCCGAAAATCGGGGAGTAGAGTCTGGGACAGTCGGGGGCGGACCCCCGGCGGAGAGGCGAAAGGGGGCCACGTGAGAGCAGCGGAATGGGTGAAGGGGAACTGGGAGAGGTACGCACGCAAGTGTTGGGCGCTTCAGCATGTGACGACAAGGCTGAAGCTGCGCGAAATACTCGCGTTCGTGTTGTTCACGCCTCAGCTTCGATATGAGCGGAGCGTGTTGGCGTGGAGGTATTACATGAGCACGGGCATCGTGCTCCCGGACAACATGTGGAAGACGAGGAAGGGATGGCTCGACCACATGCCGGATGATGGGGATATTAACGCGATGATCGTGGGGAGGACGTTGAAAGAGAGCGCGGTAGTGCTGGCGGACCTCGTGCCCGGGTTGGGCATGACGAAGGCACCATTCTTCCTGAGTCTACTATTCCCATGCCACCCGCGAGTGCCGGTATGCACAGACGTGCATATGCTGAGAGCCGTGGGCATGCGCGTGAGGGCGGACGGGAAGATTCAGTGCCCGGTGACGACGCTGCGCGAGGCACAGGCGCGGCTCCAACGCCGGGCTCGCAGGGCGAAGATTCCGAGCTTCGCGTACCAGTGGGCGCTGTGGGACTACACGCGCAGTGGTGGAGTACCGGTGAAGGAGACGAGCCTTGAACGCGACCTCGCAGTGCGGTGAGTGTGGGAGTACGCGCATCCGGCGCATACAGGCGGACGGTGGCCTCACGTTCATCTGTAACAACTGCGGTGAAGAGGTTGAGGTACTTGCGCCAGTGAAGGCGCAGAAGGAGCAGGCATGAGAGCACGTGGGCTGAACGGGATGTTCTCGCAGTGGCAAGACCCGAGCTACGAACTGGACGCGACGAAGAAGGCGTACGACTTCGGTGTCCAGCGCAGGCCGGTGTTCGTGCAGGATGCGGATGGCGCGATGGCACGCATCGTGCCGAAGAGGTTTGCCATCGTGAGGCGGGACACGGGAGCGCCGCTCGCGGTGGTGAGCGACAGATACTTCCCCGTGGAGCATGGCGAGATGGTGAACGCGCTCGACGAGAGGTTCCGAGGGCAGGGCGCATTCTTCGAGCGTAGGCTCGCAGTCGAGGCAGGGGGAGCACGCATCCTCGCAGAGTACCGCTTCCCCGACACGGAGGTGGAGGTCAGGCCGGGGGACCGCGTGATGCTCACGCTGACCGGTGGGAACAGCTTCGACACGAGCACAGCGGTGTGGATGAGAGTGGGCGCGTTCCGACTCATCTGCACGAACGGAGCGATGATCGGGAAGGTCGTGGCGTTCCTGCGCAACCGGCACACGATGAGCTTCGACCTCACGCGAGTGGTGGCGGACCTCGGGCAGGCGACGGCACAGTTCAGAGACGCGACGGCACGGTGGAAGGAGTACGCGGCCACGCCGTGTACGCCGATGATGGTGTGGGCGCTCCTGAAGCGCGTGCTTGATGAGAAGCTCGTCGCGATCACGGAGAAGCAGGTGGACGCGGTATACAGCGAGTTCTGCCAGCCGATGTACGGGAGGCCGGACCACACGCTGTGGGGACTGTACAACGCGATCACAGCGGTCGCGAGTCATAACGCGAGAGGGAAGGGGCCGGTGTTCGCGCTCCTGAAGAACGCCAACACGCTGACGGAAGAAGCGGCAGCGATGGCGGGTCGGTAGCAGTTAACGCACGGTGCAGAAGGGAGAGCACAATGAGCGTAAAGGTACTGGTGATCATCGACGTGCAGGAACCGGCGTTGCCGGGTGGGCTGAACACGGCGTATGCGATCTACAACCCGAAGACGCAGGGAACGCCCCAACTCAACTCCGGGTACAAGCGTCACTTCGTGGAGATCGACCTGCCGTGTACGGTGATCCCCGTGACGAAGGTGGTCGTGAAGCCATAGCGCGCAACAGCGCGTAGAGCCGCCTGACTCAATCAGGCATGGGCGGGGGCGGACGTCATGCGAGCCGTGGCAAGGCCACGTCAGAAGCGCGCATAATTCTGACAGACGGCCAGCGGTCACGCCCCCGCTTTCTACACCTATGAGGTGACGACATGCAGATTTTCACGAGCAGGTTCAAGTTGCTGGTGGCACAGGCGGAGACGAGTGGGCGGCGCACGGACGCGGGCGCGGTGAGGGCGTTGCTCGCTGCGGTGCGTGGGCCGGACTCGCAGATCGATGCCGACAAGTACAGGTTCACTGCGCCGATCAGGAAGTACGTGTTCACGAAGGAGGCGTATGAACTGTTCGAGTTCGCGCCTTCGGACTACGCGGGCATCGAGACGCTCACGAAGGAGCGCGTGGTGGCGCTCTGGCAGGAAGCGGACGGGATCAAGGAAGGGTACGGACACTACCACTTCCGCGCCCACATCCGACAGGCGCTCGAAGCGATTTCCTACCACGAACTGTGGGGGGTGCTGTAATGGAGCACCCCAATCACGCGTGCGAGGAGAAAGTGGTGCTAGGTGGGCAGGTGGTCGCGGTGATTCAGCGATGCAAGCGCGACAACGGGAAGACGCTCTCGCTTGGTACGAGGCGCATGAAGCTGCTCAGGAGAGCGGAGACACACAAGGGCCGCGTGGGGAGCGGCGTCGTCGCAGGCGGGGAGTACAACGGACGCACCACGACGCGCTACGCGGCAGAGAAGCCAGCACGTTGCGGGTGCGGGCGAGTGCAGCGTCACTGCACGCCGGGGAAGCAGCTTGGCACGCGCTGCTCGTGCGGACAGTTCAAGCCGTGCGGCGAGGTGTATGGGAAGGGGAAGGGAGCGTAACATGGGAACCAGATCACTCACGGTGTTCAAGGACGACGACAGCAAGGAGATTGTCGTGATGTACCGCCAATTCGATGGGTATCCGAGCGGGCACGGGAGCGAGCTTGCGAAGTTCCTCGCGCCGAAAGGGGTAGGCAGGCCACTCGTCAACGGGTACAACGACACGGCGGTGAAGGCACAGGCGTTCAACGGCATGGCGTGTCTCGCAGCAGCCGTGATCGCGCATTTCAAGAAGGACATCGGAGGCTTCTACCTCTACCCGGCAGGAACGCGAGACGCGGGGGAGGAGTACGTGTACACGATCTACCAGAAGGAGCCGCTCGATCATGCCTTCGCGAAGACAACAGCGAAGGTGCTGCCGTACGTGGTCGTGTACAGCGACAACGCGGAGAAGGAGTTGTTCAACGGGTCGAGCGAGGAGTTCTACGCGTGGGCCACACGGAAGAACGTCGATGACGAGGAGGAAGGATGAGATTCCTCCGAGGAGCGTGGGCTGCGTGGAAATGGATGGTGCTGTACATGCGAGGTGAACTCGACGACGAAGGGAGGGTGGAATGAAGCAGCAACGCTTCAACGCGATCAGTGCGCAGCAGGTGAAGCAGGCCGGAGTGAAGGCAGAACCGAAATTTCCGCGCGAGGATGTGCGCCCGCAGACGAACCTGCGCCTGCGCACGCTCCTCGGGAAGGGGTTGCACGTGAAGGCCAGCTTCGGGGAGGGGAATGTGTACGTCAGGTTCTCGCTCGTCGGAGTGCCGTATCGCGTGCGGGGAGGAGAGGCATGCCCGCACGGGTGGAACAACGGCTGCACGTGTGGCTACTGGGCGGTGCGGGTGAGGTCGTCCTTCGGCGGGCAGAGCGTGCTCTACTACGAGCCGGAGAGGGACAGGGTGTCGGGGGTGTTCAACGTGCTGCCCGACCGCCCGACGCCCGGGCCTGCGAGCGCGTCGGCCGCGACGGCGCAGGCAGCGGCATGATTCTGTCTCTCTCCCCCTCACAGATACCGGTGAGCATCGCCCTCTCTATGTACTAGCTACTACAGTATAGTATATAGAGAAAAAAAGAATGTACGACTTGGAAACCGCCTATACGTGGGAGCTAAGTCGTGGTGGGGCAGGGGGTTAAGTGGCTGTCCTAAATAGTAGACATCCGTTCCCTCATTTTCGAGGGGGGGAGGGCCAGTACACCAGCCTGTGAGGGGGCAAGACAGAGAGATAGAACCAGAACACGCGTGAGAGATAGAGAGAGGAGAATACCGATGCCTTGGGAGAGATAGAGAGAGATAGAATCCCGAGACTGAAAATTCCCTCTTGACAGGGGGCGGAGAGTGTGGTAAAAGGATCGGCGAAAGGAGGGAAACATGGCGAAACCGAAGAAGGCACCGAAGGTGAAGAAGGCGAAGAGGTACCGCGCGTGGGCTGCGGTGAGCAAGAACGGCACGCCTCTGTGCGTGTACTTCAACCTGAGCAGCTTCGAGTACTACAGTGGCGACTGGATACGTCGCTGCACGGTCACGGTGGACTGACATGGGCAGAGCACAGCAGAGTTTCGAGGGCATCAGGAAGCGCGCGTGTGACCGCACGCTGGAGTTCCTGCACTCAAGGC